GCTGACAGATCGGGGTAATGTCCTTGGTAATTTGGGTAGATGTGCTTGCAATTTTCATCACACCTATGTCCACGTGGCACCCCTTTTCCGCCAATAAAAAAGACACCTGGACCTGCTCGCAGTTTGTGAAGCCTTGCAACTACTATTGCACTCACAAAATGTCTCTGCCCATCACGCTGACTTACCACATGGCCACCGTGACAGTATATTTTCATTCGCCCACTCATCACCCTTCACCCTCCTGTAGTGCTGCCTTGCGCCTAAACCCAATCACCACATTGTACGGTGCAAGACTTGTGTCCGTGTTGCCGCAGAACTGGCAGATAATTTTCACCTGCGGGGGGTTGCTCATCAGCACTTGGCCTGAGAACTCCAAAACATACATGCCGCCGCAGTCGCAGAACTTCGCGCCCTGTGCCACAGCCTCCACTGGTACTACTAAGTCTTTTAAATCGCTCATACCTCATCCTTCTGTAGTGCTGCGAGGCAGCGTTTAACCTCATCCCATTCTTCCCGCGCCCGCATAGTATAGCCGACCAGTTGGAGTACATACTCTGGCTCACCGCGTGCCCCGAGCCGTAGGCACCCTTCCTCCCATTCCTCGACCGGCAGCTCCATCACGGCTTTGCGCAGGGCTTCCAACTGCTCTATGCGCTCCTCAAGCTCTGCCACCATATTTGTTAGCTCCAGTGCCATCATGTGATCAGCTTCGGCACACGCAAGTAAACCTTCGTCTATGTCACTCATCACCTTCACCCTCTGTGGTGGCTGGCACCGCTGTTATTACACAGTGTTGGTTGCGAGGCAAGTCTCGCTCGCAGGCCATGAGTGCCTTCTTCGCGTCATAGTGGATGCTAAAACTATGGTCAAGCCCTAACGAAAAGGCCGCTCCAACAGCTATAGCTGCAAAAACGAACGGAACAAGTCTACTGTCAGTCATTTTTCTTTCCCTCCTGTAGTGCTGCGCGTAGCAGCCCCCGCATGTCTTCAAAAGAAACATTAGGCCCCCATATGTTGCGCTGTATATACATGATGCCCGCAGTTACCTGCTTGTCAGTTATTTCTCGATTTTCCAACTGCTCTATGCGCCCTTGCATCCACATTGGACAATGCTCGGCATGTTGTTTCCAAGCAGGCATCTGTGCCTCACCATCATTGGTAGTTGTTCGCGTTATTCCTTCGCATCTGCAATCACTCATAGCCCTTCACCCTCTGTGCCCAGTGCTGCGCTAAACTCACACATCCACTCCTCCTTCGGCTCCACAGTTACAGTAGTGATGGAAGCTCATTTTACAATCCTCAGTCTAGTGCCAGCTCTGCGGCGAAGGGCAATGTCATAGCCCAAAGCGTCAGCCACTTTCAGCATGGTGTTAATATGAGGATTGAACGTAGTTCCCCACAACCAGTTACGAAGAGTTTGAAGGCTCACACTGGCGTCTTCTGCCAATCTGTTAAGGTCAACCCCTTCAGCGTCCAGAATAGAGATAAGGTCAGAGAAAATCTCTGACCTGTTGATGGTGATTTGCTTCAATTTACGTTTTGCCATTGGAATGCCCCTTCGTCCTTATATACTCACTAACACAGTGAGACCTATACCACACACCGTCCCTGCAAATATACCAGTGACTAAGTCTTCTGCATAGATCGCGATTGCAATACCCACAAGTATAGATGCATTGAAGATTTCATCAGGGCTCATTGCTCCCCCTCCCCGTTCTCTTCGAACCAGTTGGACAGCTCCATCACCTTAAACTGGTCCTCGCAGCAGTACGGCCCACCGTCCTCACTATTCTTCACCATGTCATCGAGCAACGCCTTCGCAAGAATCCGCAACTCGTCAAAGGGTGTCATCGGCGCTTTGTCACGACGCCCGACGCTCCTTATATCCCTGATAATGGTATGCAATGTCAACGCATCCTCCTCGCTGTCCACGTCTACCACCTTTATTCTTGCCAAGTATGACTCGATGACACTCAATTGCTCACCGCTCATCACCAGGGATTTATACCACTCCGTCTCTGGTACAGGTTTATATGGCATTGCCCTTCTCCTTTTCTACGACCTCACAGAATTGTGTATACACTGATTGCTTATTGCCACGCAACCCGTATACTCTCTTTATATGCGCGTATGCAGAGCCCTTCGTACTACGCACTCCTAACGTCTCCAACCTCATCGCCTGCTTCAAGGCAAGCATATTGAATAACTTTATATTCTTACCGGTGATGGTTGTCATTCCATGAACTCCCGCTCTACGCGCGCCCAATTAATAGAGAATAGATGCGTCAGCCCATTGTTGACGATGTAATCCGTTATCTCCGCTTCCGCCATTACCAGGTTTAGTTTAGCCTCTTCGATAGCTGCTTTGGACTTCGCCCTACGCTCTAGTGCCTCGCCCATCGGCCCACCAACACGTGCGCTTCTAGGCTTTACAGCACGAACCTTGATCCTGTCATTGTCATCATTCATAATACACCTCGTAGTGATATTCGATGAGCTATATTGCGTCATCTAGAGCTATTATATACCAGGGTTTAAGCAATGTACATAAGATCTTTCAACGAATGATAGATGCGGAGGGCGAAGACCGACGCCCGACGGTCTACCATATTGTTACCAAAGTTTATGCTCTCGCAGGTCCCAGAAGAGCATAAAAATACTCTTTATGCTCTCGAAGATTTACCGTTGCAGGGCTGCCTTGTCACTGGTCAGCTGCAAGTTCTGCCTCAGTGCTCTCAACAGCAAAAATGAGAGCATAAATGTTAAACCAGAGGGGTAAATGTGCGAACTACGCGACGACGCACAACGCTATATAAAACAACAACTTAGGTAGTAGTGAAAGTCTTTCTTATGTCTTTATGCTCTTTATGCTCTAAGGAGTATAAAGTTATTAAATTAGAAATTTACGAGTAGGACATAATGGTAGGTAGTGGAGATATATATAATATTATATAATAAAAGAAGTTACTCCATAGAGCATAAAGAGCATAAATGCATAAAGATATTTATCGCAGTGCGTCGCGCTGAGGGCGATGCTCTTCGTCTGCGTCCATCGCCTGAGGGCGATGAGCGTAGGGCGATGCTCTTCGCACATCGCGCATTGAATTTCGCCACTGTTTTCCCAGCCTATGCGACGGCCATCACCTCTGGTAAGAGAACGCCGATACAAACCGTCCGCGCAGGAGTGGTGGTTGTCTCCGCTTAATTTAAAAGCGCGAAGGTCGCGTTGGGTGGCCTCGCTTCTTAAATCCCCTCAGTGAAGGGACTTAAGAAGCGCCCCCTTGCGGGGGCGCGAAGTGGTTAGTCGTTGGCGATGACGTTGCCGTCAGCGTCGATGAAGAAGGCGTCGTTCTTAACGTGAGTGAAGGTGTAGCCACCTCGCACGCTGTAGACCTGACCTCGTGACAGCCCAAATTCATCAGCAATATCTTTCACTTTGGCCGCTGTGCGATCACCGAACATGATGCGCCACGCGATCTCATTGGTCATTGCCGTCTCACTTTTCGGGCCGTAATTACGCGTGCCTCGTTGGGGCTGAGATTCAAGCTTCGCGACGCGCTCCATAAGGTCGATGATCGTGGCTGACTGTTGCTCAACAATGGCGTGTAATTCATTGATTTTCATAGGTATTTCCTCGTAGTGTATCGCCGCATGCCACATGCATTTGGTCGATAGTGCACATTATACGGACAGATAACTGAATGTACAACAGTTTTTACAGAACATCGAGCTGACCGCAATTGGCGCGATACCTATCGCCTTTGATGTATTGGCATTGACTATGCCATTACCGCGCGGCGCGCCGCCCGCCGCTCGCAGGTGCATGGGGCCTGCGCGTCACGTGTCAAACGTCTGGCTGTGCGTAGACGCAGGGCGCAGTTCGCCGTTTTTTCCCCTTAGCAACCCTCCCCCAAATTTCGGGGGCCCAGAGAAAATGTCCCATATCCACAGACGACCACCACTGGTAATCAAGCGAAGTTCCCGTAAAACTTATAACTAAGTTAGTATATGTTACCCTAAGCGCTCTGGAGCTATCCGGACGCTCTCTGAGCGCTCCTATAGGGCTAGCCCGCTGAACTATATAAGTTAAAATAAAACTTAATAGGAGCGCACCGGTTAGCTCGTAGGTTTTAGTTGCAGGACCTATATTATAACGCGCCCGCGCGCGTAGGGGAGCCTTCACCTGGTAAATCGGGTCACAAGCCTGACCCCTTAAAGATCTTTGAAAATAGTTGACCCTAACTATTTACAAGGATAATTATATGATGTACAATGTCATTGACATTGTACATCAAAGGTGGGGCTACATAAATGTCTAGAATTTTAGATATGCTACAGCAAGAGGAGGAGAATTATCATCCTCTGGTAGCGATCCATCGCATTTCTCGCAAGTGTGGAGAAGATCTTCGTCTGGAGCTTGATTGTCATAGGACGATTGCGAAGTACGTGGAGGCGGAGCGTAAGGCAATCGACATTAAGACCGAAGATGGGGCGGAGTTGATTCATCTGAAGATCAATGTGGGGGATTGATGGGAGACATCGTCTATAATGCTAGTCCTACTCTGAAGAGGTTTCATCAGAGTGAGGAGTTCGTACGAGGCATTATGGGCCCAATTGGTAGTGGCAAGTCAGTGGCGTGCTGCTTGGAGATGGTAAGACGGAGTAAGATGCAGGCTCCATATTACTCATCCCCCGGTGCACGAGGGGTAAGGTATACAAGGTGGGTCGTGGTACGTAATACGTACCGAGAGTTGTTGGACACCACCATGGAAACCTTCTTCGACTGGATACCGAAGAGTTTAGGGTCATACAGTGTGCTGTACAGTAAGTTCATAATGCACTGTATGTTGGAGGATGATACAGTCATGCATGCGGAATTTTTGTTCCGTGCACTTGACCGTCCGGATGATGTGAAGAAGCTTCTCTCCCTGGAAATGACCGGGATGTGGCTGAATGAGGCAAGGGAGATACCTAAGGCTATCGTAGATATGGGTATAGGTCGTCTCGGTAGATACCCATCAGCTCGAGTCGGTGGGCCGACGTGGCATGGATTAATAATGGACACAAACCCACCGGATAGTGACCATTGGTGGTACAAGTTGTTCGAGGAGAACTGTCCGGATAACCATAAGCTGTTTAAGCAACCCTCTGGTGTGGGGCCTGACGCAGAGAATATAGAGAATTTGCCAGCTGGCTATTATGAGAACATGCAAGCTGGTAAAGACAAAGAGTGGATTAACGTTTACGTTCACGGGAGATATGGATTCGTGCAAGACGGCAAGCCTGTATATCCAGAGTATAAGGATGATATTCATGCTACGGATGAGTATATCGAGGTGCCGAAAAAGGCCCTCATTTATGTGGGCATTGACTTTGGCTTGACACCAGCGGCGTTGTTCGCATATAAAACCCCATCGGATCGGTGGATAGTGTTTGATGAATTAGTTTCAGAAGATATGGGTGCGGACAACTTTTCTAGGTTGTTGAACCAGAAAATTAATCACGAGTATCCAGACAACGATTTTGAGATATATGGAGACCCTGCAGGGGACCAACGATCTCAGACTGATGAGATTACCCCATTCCAAATTCTATCTAAAAATGGGGTCAATGCCATTCCGTGCTATACCAACGACTTTATCATCCGACGAGAAGCTGTAGCTGGTCCAATGCAGAGGATGGACTTCTCTGGAAATCCAGGGTTGCTCATCGGTCCTAAAGCCATTATGTATCGTAAAGCTCTTGCTGGTGGCTATAAGTATCGAAGAATGGCGGTCTCAGGGAAAGAGCGTTTTCAGGATAAACCTGATAAAGGGAGGTATTCTCATATTGCAGACGCAGGACAATATCTCTTCGTTGGCGCCGGTGAAGGCGGACGAGTGATAAGCAATAAGGATGCCGGGAAGAAGATTGATTACTCAATAAGTAATAGGATGGTAATATGACTACTGACGTAACTACGGCAGCCCAAGCATGGGATAAACTGAACATGACTAAGGATACCAATTTTTGGATAGACCCAAGCGAATACGCTCTGATTTTAGCTGGCGTTGGGGCTATGGCTTATACTGGCGAAATAGAGAATCCTGGTCCTGGTCCAGTAGTTTCGTGCCTGCTTTCCGGCCCTTTTAAGTGGACTGCTGGCAAGATCATTGCAATTGATTTTGTTACGCCGGCGATCTCATTCACTTACACAGTACCTAAAGGCCCTATGAAACGGGCAGATGTCTTCAATAACTTCTACAAAGCATTTGAACGGTTTATTGAACAGCACGGTCTTACATGCCATTACTCTTTTCCGGAATATGGGATGTGTGAAACAGTCATAAATGGCCCTGCTAGCACTGAGCTAGCCCTGGTGTCCATTTCATGATTACTTATTAGGCAATAAATGGTAGTTTAAACTTTAAGGAGTATTACTATGTCAATTGATGCTAAAGAAGCGTGGGCCAAGTTGAATGAGCGGGTGTCTCTATCATATTACATCGGTCAGCCCGCAGTCGATGCAATTGCGGCCAAGGTCCTGGGTGCCAAGATTCCTGCTACTCAGACAACCCATTCGGACAGTCCTGATGTGGCGAGTAAATCGTCTTCCAACAAAGCCGTAACTACGAAGAAGTAGTATTAGAAACCCGAGGTTAGTAGAATGGTAGACACAGAGTTAGACGAAAAACAGATTCTCAATATCTTGGGCCAGGAGTTGTCTAACTCTACTGGTGGGGACCTTGGGGGCGACTCTGTTGAGGCCAATCGTGAGGCAGCTCTTGCTACTTATCTCGGGCAACCCTATGGCAATGAGGTTGAGGGAAGGTCTTCTATCGTTTCTACTGATGTTGCAGATGCTATTGAGTGGATTCTTCCAGAAATCGTTAAAGCTTTCACTCAAAATAATGAGGTTGTTACATTTGACCCTTGCTATGATGGGGATGAAAAGCAGGCTGAATTAGAGTCTCAGTATACGTATGACATACTGATGAAAGATAACAACGGCTTTTTGGTCATACACCAATTCATTAAAGATGCTTTGATGCAGAAGAATGGCTTCATCAAAGTGTTTTATTCGGAGGACCCGGTTGTAACCTCGGAGTCTTATACGGGTCTTACACAGATAGAATATCAGATCATTTTGGCCGATCCGGAGATAGAGATATCCGAAGAATCTATGTCCATGGTCAATGATATACCGGTCTTTGATATAAAGGTCAATAGGACTACGAAAAACGGTAGAATCGTCGTTCAGTCTGTTGCCCCTGAGGATTTCCGTGTAAATAGAATGCACGGCTCTGTAGATCTCCAGACTGCTAGATTTACGGCTCATGTGACTAGCAAGACCCGTAGCGACTTGATTGAGGATGGTTATGATAAAGAGTTAATAGACACTATTCCTACGGATGCTGGGTCACTAAATTCCGATTCAGATAACTATAGATTCTCTATGCAGGGGGAGACCACAACGGGGGACGGTATAAGCTCTGACCCATCCTTGCAGTACGTAGATGTTATTGAAGCCTATATGCGCATGGACATTGATTCCGACGGTATCGCAGAACTCGTCAAGATAACGGCTGCTGGGTCCTCGGATAATCCCATAGCTTTGTTGGATATTGAGGAAATCCCCCAAATCCCATTTATTAGTTCCACGGCTATATTGATGTCCCATAAACTGTTTGGTTTATCCATATATGATCGACTAAAGCAGATTCAGGAGCTGAAGACTACATTGTGGCGTAATATTTTGGACAATATCTACCTCCAAAATAACCAACGTACCATCGTTCTTGAGAACCAGGTTAATCTAGATGACCTGATGATCTCTCGTCCAGGAGGCATAATTAGAGCTAAGACTCGTGATGCGGTACAACCGTACGCCACCCCTGCTCTATCAGCTGAAGCCTACAAAATGCTGGACTATGCAGATCAAGTTCGTGCTGGACGAGCTGGTGTATCTCCTGAGAGTACCGTTCAGGACTTCAACATTGGAGATCGTGTCGGCTCTGAGGGCGTAGAGCGTTTGATGAGTCAGAAGGAAGAGCTCGTTGGATTAATGATTCGAGTTATCGCAGAAACAGGGATTAAACCTCTTTGTTATATGATTCGTGATCACGTAATACGTCATCAGGATACAGCTAAGGACTATGTATTTAGGGGGCAATGGGTTAAGGTTGACCCATCCACCTGGCAGAGTCGTTCTCATACCACTGTCCGTGTAGGAACAGGTAGCGGCAATCGTAAAGAGCAAATGATGGCTTTGGGCCAAATTATGGCTTTCCAACAGCAGATTATGGCGAATCCGAATCAGGTTCTAGTTACTCCTGAGCAACAGTATAATGCCATCAATGATTTTGCTAAGTTTGCTGGTATGGCTAGTGCTGGACGATACGTTCTTGATCCACAGTCTCCTAAAGGTCAGGAGAATTCTGAGAGGGTCGGCCATATGAATCAACAGCTTCAGCAGATGGAGATGCAAAAAGAGAAGATGACTCTGGAATTCCAATCTAAGATAGCCAATGCTGAAACTGAGAAGGCGAATGCCGCATCTATGAATGTGCAGATGAAGGGTCAGATAGAGCAGCTGAAGATTAAGTTGGCCGCCATGGAGGGTAGAGAAACCGCCAAGATCAATCTGCTCAAGCAGCAACTAGCTGAGATGCAGACCATCATCTCTGGTAAAGAGAACAATGATGAAATAAGGTTTAAGTATTGGGATCGTCAGAAATACTATGACCTTGAATATCAGCGTATAGAAGCTAAAGAGAGCGCTGAACGTGTTAAAAATACTGGGACTAGGTTGATTACAAATGGATGATAATATCAAATTGAAGTTAGAGGTTGAAAGGGCTGTTGGCGACGAGTATGCTCGAGCCTATGAAAGCCTTGTTAAACCCTTTATAGACAGGAAGAGAGCAGAACTCTTTGAGGTTTTTACAGAAATACCCTCATCTGATATTGATGGTCTAATAGCAATCAAACTTCAATCTAATGCTTTGCAGAGTTTGAATGATGAATTCAGACACTACATTCAAACCGGCCAAATGGCCAGACAATCACTAACTGAAAAGGAAGAATCTAATGGATGACAATTCTGCCACCGCTCAGTCGGCGCAAGATGTTACCAGTAGGATTGAACAGGCTCTGTACCCGGAGACTGCTCAAAAAGCTGAACCAGTAGTAGCGGACGATGAGGAAGTAGTGGAGGATGCTGATGAGCTACCCGATACTGACGACTCCAAATCTGAAGAGGACGAAGGTTCTGAGGACGAACCTGGTGACGAGTTTACCGATGAGGAACTTAGTTTAGCCGCCTACCTAGGTGTAGATGAGGATCGCTTGATCGTTGGAGAAGATGGTCAGGTAATGCTTAATGCTATCATAGATGGTGAGACGAAAGCTGTTCCTCTGAAAGAGTTGGCCGCATCATACCAGCTCCAGGGGCACGTCAACAATAAGTCCATGGCGCTCGAAAATGAGCGTAAGGAATTTGAGGCAACGCGTACCAATGTCGTTCAAGGACTCCAACAAAGGGTCGAGGGTGTCACCAAACTGGCATCCGCAATAGAGGACGAATTGATTGGTGACTATAAGCGTATCGATTGGGATGCTCTCCGTGCTTCCGATCCGAGCGAGTGGTCCGCACTCCGACAGGAGTATGCTGAGAGGGCTCGCAAGATCGAAGAGGTCAAAAACCTGGCTATTGAGGAATCGAAGAGGATACAAACTGAGATTCAGCAAAAGCAGATGGAAGCTATGCAAAATCATATCGCCGAGCAAAGAGCGAAAATGATTGAGAAGAATCCCGAGTGGGCTGATGTTAATAAGCGTAAAGAAGCGCTTGTCCAGATCAAATCGTTTTTGTCTAGTACCTATGGTTACAGCGAGAGCGATGCGGAAAATATCAGCGATGCACGTCTTGTGGAACTGGTGAAGGATGCTATGGCATATCGCCAGGGAAAGAAGGCCGTTGAGACGAAAAAGGTCAAAGTTGTTCCCAAATTCCAAAAACCCGGTGCTTCCAGAATCAAGTCTGCACAACTCGCTAAAGCTCGCGACATTAAGGCTAAGAAAGCCGCTGTTCGCAAGTCAGGCGGCAGTATTGACTCGGTGGCAAATGCTCTTTTAGATAGAATGTGAGGAATATATCATGGCTCAACCCGTAGGTGCACACAGCACATATGATGAACCCATCGCTACTGGTGGTAACCGCGAAGACCTGTCAGACATGCTCTGGGACGTCTCGCCAACTGAAACTCCGTTTGCTACGGCAATCGGCAAGACCAAGGCAACTGGTACAGCGCACGATTGGCTGACCGATGTCCTGGAAGATGTTGCTGCTAACGCGGCTATTGAAGGTGATGACGCCGATCCAGTACCCGCTGCGTCTCGTGTCCGTCTGAGCAACTACACTCAGATTCTGACCAAGGATGCTGTTGTTACTGGCACCCAGGAGAAGGTTCTGAAAGGTGGTGGTATTAAGTCAGAAATGGCTTACCAGGTAGCTCGTCGCATGAAGGCCATCAAGCGTGACTTTGAGTACGCTTGCCTTGGCGTTGGTAATGCGAAAGCTGCTGGTAGCGACACTGTAGCTCGTGAAATGGGCTCATTCGCAACTTACCTGGCTGGCACATCCTGGCAAGGCGGTGTTGGTGCAACGGCTCCTACCGGCAACGGTGTAGACGTTGGTACCCCCGGCACTCCTCGCGACCTGGACGAACCCATCCTGACTGCGGCTCTTCAGCAGCTGTGGACGCAATCAGGTGGGAACGAGAACATCTTAGGTATCGCAGGTGCTCACGTTCGTGGCGTAGTATCAACCTTCACTGCTTCTTCCAGCCGTTATGTTACTACGGATGACAAGAAACTGGTAGCGTCTATCGACGTATATGACGGCGACTTCCACACTGTGACCATGACTCCTGACCGGTTCTCCGACCCGTCAACCATGTTCCTCGTGGACCCGGAATATGTGAAGGTGGCTGATATGCGTCCGCTGCACACCATTGACCTGGCTGTAACTGGTGACGCTACTAAGAAAGAGCTCATCTGGGAAACCACTCTTGAAGTGTGCAACCCGCTGGCTCACATCGCGCTCGCTGGTTTGAACGTCGCTTAACCCACTCGGCGGGGGCAACCCCGCCAGTTTTAGGAAGAATTATGAACAAGTTACTTCGCAGAGATTATGATCAATTTACTGGCATCACTGAGGAGACTTGGCATGATGAAGAAGCCGGTACTATAACTCTGCGTCGCTTTCAAGACGTTGAACACACCCTTGCCATGAACAAGGTTTTGTATAATGAACACCGAAGTAAGAAGCCGACGTTCACCGATGTTAAGGGTGATCATGGCATGTATCATAAAGCGCGTATTCCGTTTATTATCATTGAAAAATGGTTGCGCGAGGACGGATTTAATTGGTTTACTGCAACACCTGCGGAGCGTAAGGCCAAGTTAAATGATGGCGACAATCGCGGACTACTTGTGAGGCCTGGTAAATTATGAACTATACTGATATAGTCAATGCGGCTATAGCTTACGCAGATCGCCAGGATGTCGAAGTCAGTAACAATATTGACGTTTTCATCCTCATGATAGAAGCTAGAATAAACAGGTTGCTTAAAACCCGTCAACAGTCTACTCGTGCTTACTCTCCTACAAAAGATGGTGCAGAATACTACCCTTTGCCGCCGGATTATGCGGGTATGAGAGATATCCAGCTTGATAATGTTGTTCCTACTCAAGAGTATAAAGCTCAACAATTCCACTACCTTAACCCTGAACAATTTAACGAGCAGAGAAGTAAGCCATACTCTGGGTCTCTTTACTATACGGTTATAGCGAACCAGATACAAATCTACCCGATACAACCTGGTGGTAAGTCTATAGAGCTTATATACTATCAGAAAGTTCCGCCTTTAAATGTGTCTAACCCAGTTAACTGGATGTCAACAGACCATCCAGACATTTATTTAGCTGGTCTTACTGCAGAAATTAGCTTATTTGCTAAAGATTATGAGGCCGCCACTGGGTGGTATGACAGGCTTAAGACGGCTATAAGTGAACTAGATGTCTCTGACATCCAGGAGCGTTGGGCAGGACAAGCTCTTGTCACGAGGGCTGGGTAATGGCTAATGTAGGCAATTGGGTAGGGCAATATACTAACACTGTTGGTGCTGGCACTATTGTCTTGTCTGCAACTTTGCCTGGATATACGTCGTTCGCCAGTATAACTGGTGGGGCATCTGCTGAGTTTTGGTATGCTATAGTAGATGGCGATAATCGAGAGGCTGGCGTTGGTACTTACAACAACGGTTTCTTCTCTCGCGATACCGTTATGGCCACTATTGAAAATGGCCAGTATTATGGGTCAGCTGCAGCCCCCATACAGTTGTCTGGTAATGCGCAGATCTTCTGTACGTTTAACAAAACAGCTTTTGATCAGATTTTTAGTCATATCAGCAATTCTAATATACACTTTCCTGACGCTCCAGCAGATGGAACGGAATACGCCCGTAAAGACCAAACATGGGTTCCAGCTACTGGCGGTGGCGGTGGTGGTAGTGGGGGCTCTACTACAGCAGAGATAAACCAAGTTAATCATGGGTTTGCTCCGCTGGATGCTATTTACTTTGATGGAGCAGAATGGAAGAAAGCAATAGCCTCTGACGCCTTGACTATGGCTAGTGGGGTCGTTGTAAAAGTTGCCAATGTTGATCAATTTACGTATGCCCAAGCTGGCCGGTTTACTGTACCATCAACAGGGTTAACGCCAGGCAATTATTACTTTCTGAGCCCCACCACTGCTGGTGGGTACGTTGACGAAGAGCCAGCATACAGCCAGCCTCTTATATTCATAGAGGACGACACGACTATACTTGTTGTCCCATACAGACCTTTTACCCAAGGCCCAGATTCAGGAGCTACGGCTACTTGGGGATACATCATTGGCACCCTTTCTAATCAAGCAGATTTGCAGGCCGCCCTGGATGAAAAAGCTGACGCGCTACCAGCAGGAACGGAAGGTCAGATACTTCGGTATGGTGTTAGTGGGTTAGAGGCCACCAGTGATCTATACATAAGCTCTAATAAAAATGTTGGCATACACAACACCGACCCAGACACAGTGCTTGGTGCTGGGATTAATGGTTTAGTTTTAGGTTCTGGCAACGCACCAATTTATCTTACTCTATTCCCAGGTATTACTGGCGTTGGTCAGATTGCTTTTTATAAAAGTGGTTCTGACGCAATACGTGGTGGTATAAAGTACGATAATGCAACTGATATAATGACCATTAGGTCGAAATCAGTCAACTCGCTTTTTATCCGAGATACAGGGGTTGGTATAGGGGTCGACCCAAGTACCTACAATCTTCGAGTTTACACATTTACCGGAAATGCCATTGTCATAGCCGAGCGTGCAGGGTCTTCTGGTTCTGCTGAATTTAGAGTTAAGAATTCTGTATCAACTTGGAGGGCGGGTATTGGTGTCACCAATAGCTCCGGCTGGTACCAAATCTACAGCGACCAAACGGCTAAAACGCCCTTTCAGATTGAGCACACTCTTAATACAGTTTTATTTGAGGCACAAGACCCAGATGTGGCTCAATTTCGAAATGGGGCAGGCAGTACTGCAGCCATTCGTATATTCGATCTTAATACAACAATATCCCCGTACATTGGTGCTGAGGGTAATAACTTCATTATTGGTCGTTGGGGCGGAGACCACGACCTTGGATCTTTCCGGTCCTTATCTGCAGTGGGCGAAGCGGAATTTCCGGCACAACGGTTTGGATGATTCTCTGCATCATTTCTGCAAGGGTGACGCGTTCCACTGGTTGAAAAGGTTCGCGAAGCAGGGACGGGAGTTCGATGGGATCGTGATCGATCCGCCGACCTTTTCCCGGGATGACAAGGGCAAGGTGTTCCGAGTGGAGAAGGATTTCGGGGAGTTGGTGGGGCTGGCGGCCAGGGTTCTGGCGAAGGGTGGATGGGTGTTGTGTTGCACGAATTTCCGAGGGATGACGGAAGGGGATTTCATGCGGATGATCGGGATGCCATCGAACTCC